ACCGGCGGTGATGAAGTCGTTGAAGAATTCAAACGCAGCCAGGTTCTGCATGGGGCACCAGTCGTCACTGATGACGTCGAGCATCTTGTTGTCTGAGGTGCGGACCAGGGCTTGTTTGCCAATCGGGGTGGCGACACCACCGATGTTTGCATACGCCTGGATACGCTCGACTTCCCAGTCAAGATTAGCTGCCTCGAGCATCTGCACTGGGGTCAGGTCAGATGGGACCTTAGTACCAAGACCGTGCCAAGGCAGTTCACCGGCATAAGCCATGGAAGCGTTGTCGCCGATCATTTCAAGTTCATGTGCCATAATATAGTATTTCCTTTTTTCTGGTGGAACATTCCACCGCTTCATATTATCATAGTATCAGGACTTTAATTAAAGTCAAACGTTATTTTCACTTAAATAGCCCTACCAACCTCGTCCCACGCATCCGACACACCGGAACAGTATTCGCTCTCCAGCAGTTCTCTGTTATCCGTTACACATTTTGATTCGTATAGATCATTAAATGCTTCGTTGATATCACCTGCCTGCATTTCTTGAATCGTATCGTTGTATACTGACATTAAAAGAACGGCAATAATCACGATACAGAATAAAGTTCCTACAGAACCAAATTTAGTACTTCGCATGGTAGTCCTTTACAATTTTGAGTGCCGGTTTGATGTAGTCGGCAATGTTGAACTCGATAATCTGTGGAACTTCTTGATTTTCAACTCCGATCATAATGACACCTTTCTTAGCCATCATGCCAGTGCGCTCATATAGCATATATGCATAGAGTGCAACTTGGTGATAGTAGTTTTGAATCCAGTCCTTACGCTTGACACTGTTCGAAGTCTTATGGTCTACGATAGCAAGCTCACCCTTGTACTCTGCGATAAGGTCAACTCGGCCCGCAAGCCTATGCTTATCCGTATAGAGAGGAGTCTCTACTCCATAGATGGTGGTGATGTTTGCTTTAATCTCTGCTTCGAGCTGCTTATACACAGCGACATAAATCGGGGATTTGGCCGCCAGATTTTGCTCTTTATTAAGAACGTAGTCCTCACACATGGCATGGACTGCAGTACCTCGAGCCGCAGCGGCTTGGGTAATCCTATCAGCTTCCTCTTCACCAACACGAGCCCGCCATTCATCGATGCCTGACTTATCAGACATGACTCCAAGAACAGTGGTCACCGAAGGGTATAGATCACCAACTGGAGTTTCGTATAGGCGTCTGCCAAAGTTCAAAGACGATTTGAGCTCGGGCAGTTCAATGAGCTCGTGTTTAAATGTCAATAGCTGTATTCCTTTTCACTTCCTATTATCATAGTAACAGGACTCTAATTAAAGTCAAACGTTTTTTACACAAATTGCTTTGCGTAGGCTCTTGCTGCATCATCTAGGGTGGCACGAGCCTGCAGGCGCTTTATGGGCGGCGCGCCGTAATGGTCGGCACTTTCGAACTGACAAGCCGCAAGTTTTAGATCGGCAAGGAGCTGATCAGGGACGATATGTGGATTGTCTTCTTTGACTTCTGGTTCGTTGCCAGAGACCCGAGCATTGCCACAGACCAGAGCATTGTCATAGACCAGAGCATTATCAGAGACCTGAGCATCGCCAGAGACCTGAGCATCGCCAGAGACCCTAGCATTGCCACAGACTACAGCATTGCCATAGACCTCAGCATTGCCATAGACCCAAGCATTGCCATAGACCCAAGCATCGCCAGAGACCTGAGCATTATCAGAGACCTTAGCATTGCCATAGACCCAAGCATTGCCCGTAAGGTTCTCGACCTTCTCGATAAAACCTCCTAGATCGCCAACCTTAACACCATGATAAGGCATATCTACCAGAGCACGAATACGATACAGGGTCTTACCAAGTCCTGCGACAGTTTCATCAGTCAGTTCATAGTTCATAATATATTCCTTATTCCTTTTCACTTCCTATTATCATACTAACAGGACTCTAATTAAAGTCAACCCACAATCCCAAGCTCCTCGCAAGTAATGATATATTCTTTCACCAGCGGGCCTCTGACGATATCAGCAGAAGTGAACTCTAGGAATTCAAAGTGATTCATCCGACGGATAACCTCAATGAACTTCTTGATGCCAGATTCTTCCTTGTACCTATTTGAGGTAAGGTCGTCCTGCTTAATATCGCCACAGAAGACGAACTTACAGTTGGACCCGGCTCGAGTGATGATGGTGTTAAGTTCACCCCAGTCCATATTCTGACACTCATCTACGATAACAATGGCGTTGGTCATTGTTATTCCGCGGATGTATGAAGTGGACATAAACTCCACCATATTCTTTTGCTTGAGAATGTTGTATGCATCACCACGGCCATATAGCTCGTTGCAGATTTGCTGGTATGGTGCTTCGAATACCTTTGTTTTCTCTGCTGGACTTCCTGGAAGATACCCGATCGTGCGGCCCGCAACCGCAGAGCGCACGATGATTACTTTATTGTACTCTTGCGAGTTCACCAGTGATTTTAGCGCCAGGTACAAAGAAATAAATGTTTTGCCGGTGCCGGCGGAGCCTAGTAGAAATAGGTGTTTGTCGTTGTCGTATGCAGAAAAGGTTTTGACTTGAGTTTCGGTCTTTGGTATAATAGACTTCAGTTTAAATGATTGATTGGAGGCAGCAGACGTAATACCTGCTTGTCGATTGAGTCTTTTCTCTCTTTTTGTGAGACGAGGTTGGTTTTCTACTAGTGTTAGCACGTGGGTGATACTCCTTGAAACTCAAGAGTTGTGGGCTCACCAGGTGTTGACTTTTGCGCCGGAGTGTTCTTTCCTTATATTTCTTAGGATATCTCTAAACCCTTCGTCTGGTTTTCGTAGTCTAGATGAATCACCTATGCCGGCAAAGCCCATTGGGACCTGGCGAATGTGAGGATTAGCTTCCAGATATGCTTCTTTATCCGCAATGCTCATACGATCATCTCGTTGCTCATTAGTTGTGGTATCAAGAAAGGTATATGTAGGCATGATTCTATTTATCCATAAGTAGACTACTAGCTGACAGTTCAGCCTATTCTTTTGTTGAAATATCAGTAAGAAGACCAGGGAACGCCTGATCGACAACCGCTTTAGTGATATTTTTGTATGGCAGCTTACGATCTTTAACACAGATGAGTAGTTCTGCATCGAGCGGAGCCATGGCCTCTAGCATCTCAATGAAGATTGCTTCCATCTTTGCAGGCTTGGGATTATTGTATGGGCCTCTCATAAAGATATAGAGACGCCTCATCTCTAGGTATAGGATATTCTCACAGTCAATTACCTTATTCGGCTTATAAGGAGGTGCGCCAGGAGGCAGCAGCCACTCAAAAGTAGAGTCATATGTATACCGTAACAGAGTCAGAAGGCTTGCGTTAGCATTATTCCTGAGATACTCTACGACGCCAAGGCGGGTTTTTTGTTTTGATGCCTCGAGAAAGATTTCTCCGAGCCCGATTAATACTCCCATGTTAGAAGTCTCCTATGTGTTCGGTTAGAGTTGCGAGTTTGTACTTAATGAAATAGTCAAATAGCTTCGAGCGATCCTTGCCTTCCTGAGCTTTGAATGCGTCAAGAATAGCCGTCTTGATATCATCTGGGGTAAAGTTCAGGTCGACCAATTGTTGGTTCCGATGCCAGTTCCGAAGATATTCTGAGGTGCAGAACTCTTCCGGCTTCATCTTGATCCAGCGTTCAAGGTTTTTTGTCATGATGGGCTTGGCTCGAGTGCCTAGGACCAGCTGATCGTCATTGCTCATAAAGTTAGGCACACCGTCGCCGGTATCACCTCGTATGATATGCTCTTTTAGGTATAGTCCCGGATTAGCATGAGTCACATTTTTCTTCATTACCGGGTTATACTGTTTGACATTCATGTTAGACTGAAGCTGAATAAAGTCCTTGTCGCCCGAGATAATCATAATGGGCTCGGCGCCAAGCAGATTGCCGTAGTCGTTTGCCAGCACACCGATGATATCATCTGCCTCAGCCCGTGGCACTCGGACCACTCGATAAGGGAAGTACTCTTCAAGCTCTTCTCGCACAGTACTAAGGCACTCAA